GCCGCGGGGGACAAGTATTTCCTGCTTCAGCTTTTCAATTACGACCCGGATCAGGACCAGACCGGGGACCATATCAATGTATGGGTGACGTTCACGTCATTCCAGGTGGGTGCGGACATCGGGTCCGTGGTCAAGGAAGCGATAAACTTCCAGGTATTCGGCGAACCTTCATTCGTCGCCAACGTATAACCTTTAACCGCCCTGACGGGCAGAAAGCGCGTGAGAGTTTACGCGGAAACGGTGAGTTATGGAGTTAAATATCGCAAAGAATCCTTATGATGGCAAATGGTTTGACTTCGGCAACGGACGCTTGAAGATCAGGCCCTATCCGGCAAGCAATCAGGGCTTTGCAATCAGGGACGGAAATGTTGTTTTCCCCGGCGAACAGACCCTTAATATGTTTCTCTATTGCCTTGAAGCATGGGAAAACTATGTCACTCCGGCCCCGGAAAACAAACCCATTGAACTGACCGCCGAAGTCAAGAAGAAGATATTCGATTTCCGGCTTGGATCGACGGTTATCGACGGCAACGAGCTGACTATTTCCGATTTCGTGACCCTCAAAGCCGATGAGCTATTCCGGGAGGCGTTGGAAGCCGAAAAAAACTGATTGAATGGGCTAAGTGGTACTTTGCAGATAAGAAGTTTGATTGTGATTTATGCCACTTAGTCCAGAAAGATCAGGGCGGTATCCGATGCGAAGGGTTAGAGAAAGTCGGGGAATGTCCAGACGGGAAAATCCCGGCGCTCATTCCCGGAAATCACGAAATATGGTGCCTCTTTCAACTGATGCTTCCGGGCCTCGTAGGGCGGGGCGGTTATGACTACAATGCAATTCAGGTTGTTTTTGATGTTCATGAGGTTGAAAGAGGGAAACGGGCCGATATGTTGGGACTGATAACCCGGTTGATTGATGTTGTGGAAGCGGAGCGAAGGAGCCGGGAAAATGAGGGTTGAATGGAATCCCGAAGTGATAACCGCTGAAGTCGAGAAGCATATCATGGACCGGCTTGAAGTTGCCGGACAACAGATAGCGGCTCAGGCACGCCAAAACGTCCCGGTCAAATCCGGTAAACTGAAAGATTCGATCCGCTGCGTCCGCCTTAAGGGAGATCCGAAATTAAATATCCGCGTCTATGCCGGAAACAGGCTTAAGGACGGCCCCTTTTACGCTCACATGGTTGAATATGGGACGGTGAAGATGAAGGCTCGGCCCTTTCTTCGACCGGCGCTTAACGCGATCAAGGGCAAACTTGAAAGCATCATAGGGGGTGTGTAGTGGCTGTCAGGGCTGGCGGGGCATTTGTTGAGTTGACTTTGGATGATCGGATCTATAAGCAAAAGCTATCCGAAAACCTGACCTCTACCCAGACCACGGCCAAGGGCCTGGAAACGACATGGAAGACCCTCGGCACTAAGACCGACGCCCAGTATGACGCCATGAGGCGCTCCTACGAGAACGCCCTCACCCTTATCAAGAATTCCACAACCTCGACTGCTAACGACATCATCCGAGCGGAAGAGGCGAAAAACGCGAAGATAAAAGCCCTCAATGATCAGCAATTTGGCCATCAGAAAACCGGAATTGAAACCCTGAAAACCCACTGGGTAGCCGCCACGGTTGCGATTGGTGCCGCCATGGTCACGGCCTCTCAAGCCTGGGGCCTCCTGAAAATGGGCGCGGAGTACGACGAACAAAAGGGTATCCTCGACAACCTCGCCCGGAAATACTCGACCTCCGCAACCTCCATTGTAGAATCAATGGCGACGGCCTCAGAGGGCATGATTGCCAACTCTGATCTGATGAAGGTAGCTTTGGGCGGTATTGCCAAAGGCCTTAACCCGGAACAACTGACGAACCTTGCCGACGCCGCGAAGATCCTGGGGGATGCGGTTGGCGTAACTGCTACGGTTGCCCTGCAAGACCTTACTTCGGCCCTCGAATCGGGAAGGGTCAAGGGCCTGAAAACCTACCTTGGCACGGCGATGGATTTAGAGACCGCCTTCGGGGATCTTACCTCGAAGATGACCGCCGCCGAAAAAGCTCAGGCCATGTACAGCATGACCATGAGCGAGGCGACGAAGCTCCAGGCTCAACAGAAATATGCTGTTGATGAGACCGCCGACACGATAGACAAGATTGAGGCGAAGTGGAAAAACCTCACCTTGGCCATGGCTACCGGGCTCAAAAGCATAGTCGTCGGCCTGTTTGGCGCCCCCAAGCAATTCATGAAGATGATCGAGTCCGCGACGGCGACCCCGGAATCGATGGCTAAAAAAGCAGCGGAGGCGGCCAAGGAACAGGCGAAGGAAACGGACAAGGCAACAACCGCATACGAGGCGCAAATTGAAGCCTTGAAGAAGCAGCTCCAGGCCCGAAGCGATAACGAAAAGGCGATTAAAACCGGGCAATCGGCGGCGGAAAAAGCGGCGGAGGCGATCAAAAGAGCGGAAGAATCCATTGCGGAGGCGACCCGGAAAGCAACTATTGAGATCCAGGGCTATGGCCTGGAGACTTATGAGAAAGACCTTATCCGGATCGAATCGGAAAAAGCGGAGTGGGCAAAGAAGGGCGTCTCGAAAGTATCGATCGCCAAGTGGTACACGGCGGAAATTGCCACGGCAGAAAACAAGATGTCCGATGAGGTCTCAAAGCTGGCCCAAGAAGACTTTGATACACTCTGCAAGCTGGACAAGGAGAAGGCGGACGCGGCCAAAAAGGGCATAGCGGAGAAGCTGAAGGCGGAGCGCGATCTCTATAAAGACATCCGCGGTTACGAGGGCCAGTTTTACGACGCCTCTATCAAGCTCATTGATGAACAGGCGAAGAAATACAAAGAACTCAAGGTCGATCAGGCCGTCATTGACAAATGGGTGGCCCAGGAGTCCCGGAACGCGTGGATAACCATGGGCGAGGCCTCCGATGATTACGCGAAGGGCGTCAAGGCTGGGTTCAAGCGCATCGAAAAGGAAACCGCGACCTGGGGCAAGGTCATGTCCGACACAACCTACGGGATATATAAAAACCTGGGCAAAGGCCTCGGTGATACCCTTTATGATTCACTGACCGGCAAATTCGACAGCATAGGCGATGCCTGGTCAAAGATGGGCGAGGGGATGCTTAAGACCTTTACCGATACGGTAGGGCAGCTGGCCGCTCGCCGGATCATGATGTACCTGGGAGCACAGTTCGATTCATCGGGAATCGCCACCCTGGGAGTCATCGATAAACTCCTTGGCAAAATTACGGGGGTAGCGTCAGACCTGGCCGGATCGGCCCTTTCCGCTGCATCTGACGCTGTTGGCCTCACGAATTGGGGCGCCCTGGACTCTCTCGACCTCGGCGGGGCGCTCGGCCTGGTCCCCGACATGGGATTTGCTAAGGGCGGCAGATACCCGGGCGGGAAACCGGTGTGGGTCGGGGAGGAAGGCCCGGAGTTGCTATTTTCGGACAGGCCTGGGTACGTTATGAATAACCGCGATTCGATGGATTACGCCGCCCGGACCGGTGGCAGCATTCCCGGTTATGCGACCGGCGGCCCTCTCGAGGGATACGAGACTCAGGAGCCCGCAACGCCCCTCCGTGTAATGTATTGGACGGATGAACAAATGAGGAGTTTTGCAGCGGGGAATCCCAGCATATTTGATCGTTACCCCTCAATCGTTTCGATTCAAAAGCCGTCTACCCAGGGATGGCCGGTTGGCACCGAAGCCCGGATCATGCAAGAAAACGGGGACATCCTGGACTGGAATTACTTTAAATTTCGGGGCGGGAAGCAAGGTGGGATCGGCGGGTTTATGGCTGATTACATCAACAATCCTATCACAGTGGCGAGTCTTGCCCTGGGTGCATATGGGATAGGAGGTTTGGTAAGTGGATTGATGGCGGCGGGTGGCGTAGGCGGAATGACGACGGCGGGGCTCGTTGCCGGGTCTGCCGAAGAATTATTTGCCGCATCGGGCCTAACCGCTGCACAAGCATCAGCGGCAGGGTTAACGGGCGCGGCATCGACATGGACAATGGCGGAACTTACATCGGAAGCTATATCGCAAGCAATCGCTAGCATAACGGCGAAAGACGTTGCCATGTACGCCGGCAAAAAGATCGGCATGGAAGTGTTAAAGAAAGGCGTAATGGCCCTTTTTAGCGGGGATGGCGGTGGGACAGCGGGAGGCCTTGGCGGTAGTTCTCTTTCCTTATCACTCGCGGGAGGCAATGACGGCGGCGTAGGCGATAGTTTAAAGGAATTATTTAGTTCTTTATCAAGTCGCAAGGGAATATCTGCAAAAAATGGTCTTACCAATTTTACCGTACCTTATGATGGATTTAATATTGAAACTCACAAAGATGAGACTGTAAATGTGACACCAAAA